TGTCTCTTTATGTTGCGGACGTGCTGTCGGAAAGACTGTAACACTAACAGACCTGATCGTTTGGTATCTAATTAATTCAGTATTTCCACAAGATTATCTTGTATATACAGTTCCGAGTAAAGTTCACCTAGAACCAGTATGGTTTAGTTTGATCAAAGCTTTTAGAAATAACGACTTACTAAAACACTTTGTTGAAAGTAAAAAGGGAATTAACTCTTCAAACTTTACTATTCGACTTCTAAATGCATCTGAGTTAATTTGTCGTATTGCTGGTCAGAGTGGTACCGGTGCAAATGTCGTAGGATTACACTCACCTGTAGTCATTTTAGATGAGGCGGGGTATTATCCTTGGGGAACTTGGATTGAACTTCAACCTGTTCTAAATTCATGGCAAGAGGGAATGAAATTATTTATCTCAGGAGTCCCAACGGGAATGCGTGAAAATAATGTTCTCTATTATGCCGATGAAGTGGATGATAAATTTAGTCACCATAGAACATCTGCACATGAAAATCCAAGATACACAGATGCAGACGAGGAAAGAAATTTAAAGCAATATCAAGGAGTAGATGGAGAGGATTATATTCACTTGGTATTAGGAAGGCATGGTTCACCTGTTCATGCTGTATTTGATAGACGTTTAATGAAAATTACAGACTATCCTGTTTATAGGGTTAAAGCAAATGGAATTGATGATAGTCAACAAGAAATCATAGGCAAGATTGCATTATTACCTCCAGTTCCAGAGCATGATATAAAAATCATGGGGATTGATACAGGTTACACAGAACCAACAGCGATTGTAATATTATACGAACATAAAAATGTATTAAAAATACATGCTAGAATTGAACTTTCAAAAGTAAAATACAATATACAGGAGAAGATTTTTGACTTCATAGATAGTCGATTGGGACCCTTTGAAATAATAGCAATAGACGCTGGAAATGAACAAGGTTTAGTTCATCACCTGCAAAATGATGACGAATATCTTCATAAAAATTATAAGAAACGATTGTACTCGGTAAAATTTGGACAATGGTTAACTCTTGGTACAACTCCAGATGGAGAAGAAATCAGATCAAAGACAAAACCATACTCTGTGAGTATTCTACAAGAATATACAAACTCGCATAAAATTGTCTATACCAGTACAGATTTAGATTTGATCACCGAAATGGAACGAATGACATATTCAAAAACACCAACTGGTGAAATTGTATATAGAACTTTAACTCCAAAAGGTGGCAAACGAGGAGCAGACCACTTTACTTCTGCTATGCTGTGTGCAAGTCTTACATATGCCTTGATGGTAGAAGGTAGACTTTTTTCACAGAAAAAACCAAAATTAGCGGGCAGTAGGTGGGTGAGAGGACACTAATATGGCTGAAGAAGAGATAAAGAAATTAGCAAAAGCAAGAGCGGCATATGTTGGTACTTCATTTTATCCATCGCAGACATCAACTAACTTAGGCGTAAACCCTTGGACCGGGACCGTTGACAAGTTATCATTTGCTGATCATGATACATATGAAAAAATAATTAGAGACTGTAGATTCTATTTTAGACACGACCCACTTGCATCTACTGTTATTCAAAAATTAGTTGATATGGCAATGAATGAGCTTGTTATCAACCCAGGTGGCACAATTTCCAAGACGGAAGAGGCCATATTTGATGCTCTAGAAGATGATATTATTAAATTTCTACGTAAAGCCGCTTTTGAGTATTTGATTACTGGTCTTTTGGTTCCAGAAATTAAACTTACAAGAATTAGAAAGAAAGAGTTAAGAGATAAGCACATCAAGAGAATTGATTCTCTGTTATATCCTACCAGCATGTGGGTACGAGATTCTAAGGACATCGAAATTAAACGTCCTCTGATCACGGAAAAAGAATCTTATTTTCTAAAAATTCCTGAAGAAGTTTTATTCTTTATACAATCAGGAGGCGAATATCCTGATGGTGAAAAAGATGTTAAACTTTATGAAGAAATTGCAAGAATGTACCCAGATTTTATTGCTAAAGTTAAAGCAGGGGAAACAAAAATATTATTGGAGAATCCACTAGTAATTAAAGGAGTTACATTAGCGGATTCCGCATATCCAATACCTTACTTATATTCAGCACTTGAAGCGTTAAAGCACAAAAGAAATCTTCGCAGAATGGATTATGCTGTAGCGGCAAGAATTATTAGTGCCGTATTACACGTAAAAGTTGGTAGCGATGAATTTCCACTTACTGAAGATCAAGAAGATGTATTGATAGATTTGGAAGAGAAGTTTAAATGGAGACAGAACTTAAGTGTTGATGAAATTGAAAGAGTATTCGCTTTTTTCACCAACCACACTGTAGACCTTTCATGGGTCTTTCCTGAAGTAGAGACTTTACTTGATGATAAGAAATATGAAACAGTAAATCAAGATATTATGGTTGCTCTTGGATTTCCGAGAATTTTGATTACAGGTGAAACTGAAAGATCATTTGCCTCAGACCCAGCAATTGCTACAATTTCACCTTTGCATACAATGTTGGGACTTCAAAAAACACTGGTTCCAATTGCAGAAAAAATCTTTGTTGAAATGAGAAACAACAATAGAGTGATCAATAATATTCCAAGAGTATACTTCAAGCCGGTGAATCTAATGAGCTTACAATTACTGTATGAAGGAATTCAAACACTATATGAAACAGGTAACTTGTCAAGAGCAGATTTCTCTGAAGCATATGGATATGAATTCATTGAGCAGCAACGGAAGAGGGCCGAGGAGAAGGAAGTAATAGACGAATTAGGTGTAGATGAATTTGCACCAGTTCCTCATTCAAATGTACCTGGGGCTGATGGTAAAAGTAAAGGACGACCAAAGAAACCACCAGAATCCAAAGGTAAGTCTACAAAGGGGAAATAATCATGCCTAAAGAATATACGGAATGTGTAAAAAGTTATACTGCTAAGGGTCGATCATTGAAGTATGCACAAAAAAGATGTGCTATTGCGTATTATAAAAGACATGGTAGAACTCCAAAACAGGATGAAAGAGCCACCTTTAATGAATACGAATTGAGCTTATTTGATGCTATAGATTTAGTCAATGAAGCATTAAGGGACAAAAAATAGGCTAAAAAGAGGACAAATATGATGAAAACTGTCAACATAATTGCAAAAGATGTACAATTAATGGTAGAGGGTGAGAAATTAGGCGAAGCTGTTGCCTCAATCTCTCTCAATCCCAATGTTATTTGGCTGAAAATGGTCATTACTGATGACAAACCTAATGCCAATAACATGCGGATTCCTAAAGAAGAATTCGCCAATGTTATTAAAACAGCAGTGTATATGCCACTAAAAATGGCAGAAGGTCAGATCGCTGAGGGACATGAAAGGGCGTTACCGTTAGGTTCTATTGCTCATTTAATTGATAATGACGATCATATCGTAGCATTAGCGGCCCTTTGGAGTAAAGAAAGACCAGAAGATGTCAAGTTTTTGAAAGACCGTTATGAGAACGGTCAATCAATTGATGTCTCATGGGAACTAAACTATGATGTGACTGCCTCTGTCAAAAATGACGATGGCATACTAAATTTAAAAAATGTCGAGATGAATGCTGTAACCATTGTTTCTCTGCCATCATACACTGGTAGAACAAATGTAACAGCACTTGCATCTCAAGATGATAATGAATCAGGAGAAACGGAAGCTATGGATACAATTAACCGTGAAGACCACGATAAAATCGTTGTAGGTCTAAACGATAAAATCGAAGAGCTTTCAACTGAACTTGACGCAAGTAAAATTAAAGTCGAAGAGTTATCTACTTCTAATGAAGGACTGGCTTCCGCAAAGACCGAGTTAGATGAGTTGAAGCCAAAGTTTGAAAAGCTAGAAACTTTCAAAGCAGATGCTGATGCCGCAAAGGAAAAGCAGGAGAAGCTAGATAGTATTCGAAAGAAATTCAAAGAAGCTGGTCTAGAAGCCAACGACGAATATTTTACTGATGAGCGTAAAGAGACTCTTCTTGGAATGGAAGAAGCCGCACTCGATTTCTTTGTTCAAGAATTGATTGCATTCAAGGCCGAACCAGAAGAGGATAGTGATGAAGCTCTCGCATCTTTGAGCATTACTTCAAACCTTCCCGATGTAAAGAGGAAGGGTGATAAAGAAGTAGGCAAAGAAGATATCCTAGGTCATTTACAAGACTTAGATAAAAAAGAAGATAAGAAATAACCCAAAGGAATTCTTTGGAGGAAATTGAGAAATGGAAATCAACAAATATACTGATATTATGGGAGTTGTAACTGGAGAAGATATTCCTGAAGGGCGTATGGTATTTTTAACCAGCCATACAGAGAATTATGACTTCGGTTCAAAGGTTGATCTTCCTGGAGTGAGACTGCCACTTAACGCTACTGATGCCGCAGAAGCTAAGTACGTTATTACATGGCCGGTAAGTAATGCTAATGCCGAAGGTCCAATTAGGATGTTCATTCCAACTCCTAGCTTTGCATGGGCACTAAGACGTGGTGGATGGGACCAATCAGCTAACGTTCCATTTAGCGCCACTGTGCACCTAACATATCCTGGACACCAAGAGGGAGTAACCATCCCATCTGGATTCCAGGCACTAGCTTTTGACCGTGGAGTCTTTACTGTTCCATCAGGTCATTTTGTTCATTCAGCAGGCATCGTAGTACCAGGTGCATGGCTTGAAGCATTGAACAAGACTGATGACTCAGGAAGCGAAGGGATGCTGAGCGTGACTACTACTAAAACAGAAATGGTAGCCGTGGTAGAGAGATTTGATACAGAAAAATACTCTCTGACATTTAGGACTCTGTAAATTCGATTATTCGAGGAAACTAAAAATTATGGACAAAGAAAAGAAAATGGCAGAAGCCATTGCGTCTATGATGTCGGACCCAAGCAAGAGAGACGCTCTAGCGGAGATTATTGTTGAGTTTGTTCAACCTAATCACATTACAGCCGATTTTATTTCAGGCTTATTGAATACCCGCCGTCTAAAGCCAGGAGACTCATTAGTCAAAAAGGTTAGAAAGGGCATTGATGTTCGTACTCTTGTACCAGGTGCTGTGCATCTAGCAAGCGAAATCACCATTTCAGAGCGTATGAACTACGTTCTTGATGGTGCAGACGTGAAGGTAACATACAACCAATGGGAACTTGAAATGGGGGAGATTGGAACTATCCAAGAAATCCGCCGTGAAATGGCCCTAAAGTTGAATGATTACTACATCAATAAGGTTTTCACCGCCCTAACATCAATTTGGAACGGCAGCAACACCCCTAAGAACTTCACATCCGTAGGTGGTGCTATAACGGGCAGTGTATTAGAAGATGCAATTAATCAAATTAACTTAACCACCAGTGGTGCAAAAGCTATTGTTGGTTCCCGTGCGGCAGTAACACCTATTACTAAATTCACAGCATTCTGGACTGATGGAACAAATGTTGGATACGATCCAGCAGACATTCAGCAAATCAGACAGACTGGTTGGATTGGTAAGTATTATGGTGTGCCAATCAAAGTTGTAGAACAAATATGGGATAACCCTGAAGACTATAGGCCTTTAGTACCAACTGATAAGATTCTTATCATTGGTGAAGGTGTTGGTGAATTCATCACTTATGGTGATGTAAAGACCAAGCAATGGTCAGATATGAATCCGACTCCACCACAATGGATGTTGGAAATCTACCAGCAATTTGGTTTAATCATTGATAATGCAATGGGAATTCACGTCCTTGGGGACGTATCATAAACTAGGTTATAGGGGGGTGGACCCCCACCCCCCTTGTTTACATTAATAAAGGAGAGATAAAAATGGCTCAAGATAGAGACATTTATTCTGCTATGCAGGAAAATGAGCCGCTGGCAAGGTATAATAAAACGATTTTGGGAAAGGTGCATGTAATCGCCCTTAATCCCTTCACAGAAGAACCGGAAGGGATTATTCTTGAAGGCACAGATCATAAGACAGCAACAGTTGGATTATGGTCATTAAAACAAGTAGCCTTTTTTGAGCGAATGAACGATAAACATATTCAGGCAGGAAGGCTAACAAAAGTGGAAGGTCTATTACCAGAAGCACCACCTTCACCGAATATCATTTCGGATGAAGAAATTGATAAGCTTCTAAATAGTAAGTTCCTTGCATTAAAGAATCGTTTGATCAAATTTACCGATGTGGCTCCAGTATTTAGAGTTTTAAATAAAGCAAGAGAACTTGATAAATCAGAAAAGATTATCAAGCACATAGAAGAAAAAATTTCACAACTTCAATTGGCGGACTATGGAGTTCAGCCAGAGGAAGAGGAATCTGAATAATGGCAACTGTAAACCTCTCATATTTAATTCCGAGATTAAGACTTCATATTGGTGATATAAATTCCACTTCTTATAAACATCTAGACGAGTGGCTCAGACTTGCACTAATAACCTCAATTGAGAGTTTACAGACTTGGTGGAATTACAAATATCTAATAAATGAAAACAATGATGTATATCGTAATACAACTAGAAGATTTTTGCATCCTGAGCCACCCGTCGTAGAACGTGGCGACATCAGACCAATAACTTTGATGGCGGCTATTATTATCAAAACTGGTGATTTAGAAAATCTATCATGGAATGTAGGAGCTTGGCGTGATGCCGAAATCTCATATTCTAATATTGAAGGTAGTCGAAGAAAGGATGTAACAATAGAAAGGGATTGGCGAGAATTAACAAATATTCTAAAGCCGCCACAGAAGCGGCTTGCAAATACATATAAAGGTCATTTACCAGGATTTACTCAAAATCCATACGAATATGATTAATTTTTAGGAGGAAGAAGGATGACCACAGAAGGAAAGGTAAAGGTTCTTTGGGTTAGTGACGGGGAAGCACCAACTGGTTTTGCCAGGGTTGCCCACAGTATAATAAAACATCTTGATCAAAAAAAATATGATATTCATCATTTAGCAGTCAATTATCGAGGAGACCCTCATGATAATTGGTGGAAATTATATCCGGCAATGTGGGGAGGGGCCATGACACCAGCAGGACCCGATCTATTAGGTTATAGTAGATTTCCACGATTAATTGATGAAATAAAACCTGATCTGATCTTCATGTTGAATGATCCGTGGGTTTTACAAAGATATTTGGCAATTATAATTGAATCGAAGGGAATAATTCCAGGGGTAGAAACAATACCCATAGTGACTTACTTTCCAGTTGACGCTAC